GTTAGATCAGTCATCGCCAGAGTTAAGTGAAGGTGAATACTTTCTATCAGAAGGTATCAAGGGTGCAGGCGACATGCCTGAGTGGTACAACCCTACCAAGTACAAGTCAGTAGCTGAACAGGCTAAGGCATATACAGAGTTAGAGAAGAAGTTCGGTGGATTCACAGGCGCACCTAAAGACGGCTATGCTGGCCCTGAAGGCATAGAGTCTGGTGATGCTTTGCTAGAGGAACTGACCGAGTTTGCCACTAGAACCAACATGTCTCAGGACGCATTTAACGATGCATGGGAACTGTTAACCGCACAGTCTGAAGCTGTAGAGCAGGTTGAGCAGGAGCAGGAGTTGGCGAAGCTAGGGGACAACGCACAGCAACGCATTAAGACTATCGAAGGGTTCATGAAGAACAATATGAGTCCAGAGGACTTTGATGTGGCCCGTGACCTAGTAACTACAGCAGAATCAGTGCAGTTGATTGAGATGCTAGTAGCTGCTACAGCGCCGACTAAGCTGCCCATACAAGGCGGTGAAAGCCCTACAGGTGTTACATGGGCTGACATTGAGAATGAGATGTTCAGGAAGAACGAGAATGGTCAGTTGTTACGCAGTGTAGATACCAACCATGAGCGCAAAATCCAGAAGATGATGCACGATTACGGCGGGGATACACCACACCACCGTACCATTGGTTGATACATAAGTGTCATTCGGGGTATAATCTGTCCACTGGATACCCTTTCTCTTAGGCCCAGTAAATTAGGTTGGATGCTGACCAATTTACTGGGTACTCAGCAAAAACCTTGAAAAACTATTTACTTTACTCTTTTTCGAGGAAATTATTATGAGTAAAAATCTATCGGCCGTAGCGGTCACAGAGTTTGACAGTATGGTCAAGCATGCCTATCAGGGCATGGGCCTGCTGAAAGGTGCTGTAACTCAGCGCAACAATGTAATTGGCGATACTTACAAGTTCCGCCGTATGGGTAAGGGTCTTGCCAACCAGAAGTCTACTTCTGATCTGGTAACTCCTATGGATGTGGCGCACGAGTTCAAGACTGCCACTCTGACTAACTGGAATGCTCCAGAGTACACTGACATGTTTGATGCTAAAGATGTCAACTTTGATGAGAAGCAGGAACTGGCTAACACTATTGCTGGTGCTCTGGGTCGTCGTACTGACCAGCTTGTTATCGATGCTATGGACGCTTCTACTCCTCTGACTACAACTATCGACACCAACGTAGGTGGCAACAACACTAACCTGAACATGGCTAAGGTCATCAAGGCACAGGTTGAGCTGCGCGACCAAGGTGTACCTAACTCTGAGCTGTTTGCTGCTGTAAACGCACTGGGTCTAGGTGGACTGTTGAATGACGAGAAGGCAACTTCTTCTGACTACCAGGCTATTAAAGCTCTAGTAAACGGTGACGTTGACACTCTGGCTGGCTTCAAGTTTGTAATCCTTGAGTCACGCGCAGAAGGTGGACTGACTGTAGCTGCTAACGTAGTTGATTCTTACTTCTTCCAGCGTCCTGCTGTTGGCCTCGCCATCGGTATCGACATGAAGACTGAGATCGACTGGGTTGCTGAGCGTACTTCTTGGTTGTGTAACGGCATGCTGAAGGCTGGCTCTGTTGTTCGCGACGAAGGCGGTTTGGTTAAAGTTCAATACACTCAGACTGCATAAGGAGAGACTATCATGGCTTTTGTTCGATCTGATCTATCCCGCATTGGCGGTTCTGGCAACGGTGGTGCTACTTGGCAGTACACAACTACTGAAGCTACTTCAGCGGTTGTAGCTGACACTAACTACTTTGCTAACGCAGCAGCGGAACTGAGCGCTGGCGACATTCTGCTGGTTATCGGTACTACTGGAAGCACTCCTACTGGACGTATTTCCTATGTTGAATCAAATGACGGTACTACCGTTGTTTGTGCCGCTGGTACAGTAATTACCGCGTAAAACTGAATGGGGGCTTCGGCCCCCTTTCTTACTGAGGTTAGTATGGCAGAGAAGATTAAGTTAATTTCTAACGCCTTGATTTTGATTGGCGACCTGCCTGTCACATCATTAAGTGGTAACACACGCGCAGAAACAGTAGCTAACAACTTGTACGACAACATCGTGCAGGCTGAGATGTCTAAGTATCGCTGGGGCTTTGCTCGACGATTAGCGCAGTTAGCACTGACTACAGAAACCCCAGTAGGCAATGACTACCAAAACATCTACCAGCTTCCTGCTGACCTGATTAATGTAGTTAAGCTAGACCCTGCAATACAATACAGAATCTATGGCGACAAGGTGTATGCTAATACATCTGGGCCTTTGTACGTTGATTACATAGCAAACGTGGCGGAAGGTGAATGGCCTGTCTACTTTGCTAAGATGATCGAGTACGCACTAGCAATGGACTTTGCGCCTTCTATCAGGGACAGTGCTGCATCAGCACAGGTTAACGCTGCTAAGTACGAGAACGCATCCCGTATGGCGCGTTACACTGACTCACAACAATACCCAACGGAGCCGCTTAGAAGCCAACCATTTATTAATGTGAGGTACTAATGGCTGAGTCACAATTCCTGCAAGCCAGCTTTACTAGCGGCGAGCTATCGCCTCTACTAAAGGGCCGCACAGACCTTAATCAATACTATGCTGGCGTACAGACTGGCGATAATGTGGTCATTGTACCGCAGGGTGGGCTGAAAAGACGGCCAGGTACTGAGCATATTGACCTAGCTTTGCGGCAGATAGGGCCATACGTTACTGGTACGTTCACTGCCACAATGCCCAATGGCGGCACTGCTGTGCCATCAGGGACTGCTACAAACAATATTAACGATTTTGACCCAAGCACTTCAGCAGAGACTACTACTAATATGGGCACTACATCTCCGTATGTAATAGCTCATTATGATTTTAGTTCGCTCAGTTCTCCGAATGTGCGCTTTATAGATGTTAACGATATTAAGTTAACTGTAGATCGCGATGAGCAGGCTTTAATTAGGGTTCAAGTATCAGCAGACAACACTACGTGGCTTACTAGGCATACAATTATTGTAACGCCTACAGCTCAATCTATTAGAGTGAAAATTGCGGATGTATTTGAGAACATGTATATCCGCATAGCACGAGAAGGCGACACGGTTGACATCACTAATCAGAAGGTATCTCTTAGCGATTTCAATGTTCTGTTTGAGACTACAGCAACCTCTGACGTTAAGACGTTTGACTTTAGTATACAGTCTGACCGGCACTATCTTTGTGTAGCTACAGGCGGCGCAGACACTACTCCATCATACGGCAACATGGCGTTCTACCGCATTCCGCATGCAGGCTCTACTGCTACTGTATTGGTGGGCAATGTGCCTCTGCCGTACAAGTCTAGCGAGATAGCTACGTTGCGTGACGCGCAAACAGAGAACGTCATGCTATTGTTCCACGAGGAACATCCATCAAAAAGAATTATCAACAGTGGGCACACCATAGTCTCTGGCAATGACAGTATATTCCAGATAGACAACATACCGTTCCTTAATGTGCCTCAGTTTGATTACGATGACGCACTAAGTCCTACACCTGTAGACGAGATACAAGACCTAGAATTAGATCACGGTAGCGGGCACAACTGGGAGATTGGCGACACATTCCAGTTAGATGTCGAGGGCGTGTTAAGCAAAAACATCACGTTCGCTGGTGATGGCAACGCTGACCAACAATCTTCTACTGTGTTTAACATTCAGCGCAACCTGCAAGAGATGCCTGTGTTTGGTGAAACAGGTGTTAATGTAGTTAGGACTGGGGTGCGCACATACAGAATTACTATTAGCGGCGAGTCTACTAAAGCATTTGAGTTGTTTAGCGGATTCCCCACTACAGGCGGTCAGGACAACACTACACTGTTTACCAAGGTGCAGACTGGCTCACCACGCAAAGAAGATGTGTGGAGCGCAACACGCGGCTATGTACGCATGGGTACATTCCACGATGGTAGATTATGGTTAGGCGGTACTAGATCTAAGATACAGAGTGTGTTCGCGTCTAAGGCGGGGATATTCTTTGACTATTACTTCCAAGAAGGGGATGACGATGAAGGCATCTTTATTACCCTGACCAACAGAATACAGACAGAGATCGTAGACATTAACTCCGACCGTGGACTGCAAGTATTTACCACGGGTGGTGAGTTCTTAGTTAAGGGTAACACCCCATCTACTATTACCAGTGAAGCACAGACGCAGCATGGAGCTTTGTATCTAGAGGCCAAGTCGCTAGACGGTGCTACATTGTTTGTAGACCAGAACGGCCAGACGCTAAGACAGTTTGTGTATAGCTTCAATGAGGATGCTTACACGTCTAATGACATATCTGTGTTGTCCTCTCAGTTAATTGATCAGCCTAAAGATGTGGCTGTGCTATCTGGCACAACGTCAGAGGACTCTAACTGGGTGTTTATCATTAACCAGGATGGTAATGGTGCGGTACTTAATACTGTACGCGCTCAAGACATAAATGGGTTTACGCGCTGGACTAACGCTAACAGTGGTTACTTTGATACTAACGGCAACCCTAACAAGCTCGCGTTAATCTCTGCATCTACCGTAAAGAACGAACTGTATATGGTAAATGCGTTTACCTATCCGCAAACAGGTCAGCCGGATTTAGAGGTTTATTCTATAGAGCGATGGTCTTTTGATCACTTTTTAGATTCGTCTAGCAAGGTATCTGTGCTTGCTCCTTCACCCCCTGCTACAACGGTGGTACAGCTTCCTGATCTACACTTACGGTATGCAGAGGTAAGTGTAATCTGCAATGGTAATAATCTAGCAAAACGTACCGTTACTGGTACGGGTACTATTTCATTAACGGCAGAAGAAGTGTCTACAGGCGGTACATTAAACCTAGAGGTAGGTCTTAACTTTGTACCTAAGATTGTACCTATGCCGCTGAACACTAGCTCAAGGGCTAGCGCAAACAATGCTATGCGAGAAAAGCGTATTAACCGCATGAACCTACGCATGTACGAGAGTGCTGGTGTTTACATAGACGGCAACCCTGTACCTGTCAGGAACTTTGGGCAGGCAGTAGATAGCCCATTAGGTACACCGTTTGAGGTTAGAACTGGTATTATACAAGACAACAATGGTGGTAAAGGCTGGGGTATAGACGTAGTACCTGAGATTACAGTACCAGACCCTGCTCCTATCCACCTACAAGCAATTGAGTACGAGGTTGAGTCGTCATGATTTTCACTATATTAGCTGCGTTAGGCACTGCGGTTGGGGCTTACGGCCAAGTGCAGGCTGGCAAGGCGGCAGAAGACGCTGCTAAGGAGCAGGCAAGGCAAATGAAGATACAGGCCGAGTCAGAGGAGTTAGCCCGTCGAGAGGAGCTAAACAGGCAGTTAGCCGCACAAACGGCTGCTATGGCTGCTAGTGGCATTGCGGCAGAAGGCACCCCAGCAAGTATTGCTTTAGAGCAGGCCAAGTCTATAGGTCAGAGTGAGGCCATGATCTCGCTAAGTGATAAGCTGGCTAGAGCGCAGACTATTCGTCAGGGTAAAGCTGCTAAACAAGCTGCTTACTTTGGTGCTGCATCTACACTGTTAAAGGGTGGGGCTGAAACTAAGCGAGCATACGATGAGGAGTTTGGTTAAACATGGCAATGCAACCAATTAAAAGATATGGCGGCTTTACTCCTACAGGCGTAGATCAGTCTGGCATCAAGAGAATGCAGGCATTGGCTGGATTTGCTGGCGATGTTCTGGAGACAACAAGCAGGATTGGTCGCACTATAGCTGAAGCAGAGGCTCCTGCTAAAGCGGAAGCTGCTGTTGCTAAAGCTAGGGAAGAAGGCAAAGAGATAGAGATGAAAAGCCCTCTGGCATGGGGTGGCGATACATACAACAGAATAGCTTTAAAAGCCTACGAAAAGGGCATTAACTTTGACATCAACAATGCGCTGCGCGATGCACAAGCCGCGCACCCTGATGATATAGATGCTTACAACACTGTCGCACAAGAAAAGGTCAAAGGGTACTTGCAGAATGCCCCAGAAGAAGTGCAGCTTAGATCGCGACAGTTTTTTGATCAAGCAAATGCTACTGTAACTAGAGACATTACTGCCGCTGCAAAAGCGAAAGCTGATAGCCAGATTGCTGCTAACTTACTTACTGGCCTAGCAAATGACAAAGACCTAATATCAAACCTATTTAGGAATGGCGATATAGAGTCTGGGCAAGAGGCGCTTGCTGCATACATTACTGATGCACAATCGGGCGTTGAAGCTGGGCTGCTAAATGCAGAAAAAATACAGGCTGACATAGGGGTATTGCAGGACAGGATTGCCCAGCAAACAATAATAGGTGAGCTAGATAGAACTTTACTTGACCCCTCGCTGTCGGCTCCTGAGCGCATTGCAAATGCTGTAGAGTTTCGTGATTCTGTAGTAGCGGCTAAGCAAATACCTGATCTAAGTGCAGAGCAAAAAGACACGTTAGTAAAGACTCTGGATGCTCGAATCCAAGATGAGCAGATTGCATACACTAAGGAGCGAAACGCTCTTACGCAAGATCAAATGCGGCAAAAGGCTGACTTGGCGCGAAGCATACAAACTGGTGAAATCAGCGCGGAAGAAGCATACACCCAAATTGATCAGCTATTCCGAGATGGTCTTATCAAGGATGAGAATGAGCTAATTAGATATGAGGGTTTTGTAACCAGTGCAACTAAAGCCACGCTAAAAACGCAAAGGAATATTAACGACGTTAATAGAGTGCTGGAAGGTCAGTCTCCATCAGAGCCTTTAGACCAAGGTGCTGTTGATGATTACTATGAGAGCATACAAGCGGCGCTTCCAGAGAATCCTGCGGTTAAATCAGCGACCCAAGCGCAAGTGGTAGAAAGCACTCGTTACGTTCCGTCTATGCTGAAGACTGAGTTACGCAATGATTTATTATCTGGAGAGCCAGAAAGAATTGCTGCGGCTACTGACACTATGGACAGAATACTGGACATTCCTGGCATGGCTGATGAGTTTAGCAGTCAAGAGGTAGCATTTGCCGAGCAGGTTGCATTCAATATGGATTACATGGATGCAGACAAGGCGATACAAGCAGCTAGAACTAACACTGATCCCGCTAACGCTGCATTGGTAGAAGCAAGAACTACAGCTATTAAGGACGATAAGAAGAAGTTTGCTGACGCATACGCTAAGGAAGTTGATGATGCATTTATGGGTTTCCGTGAAGACTTTCAGGCTAATCCTGATGCAGCAGCACAAATGACCAGTGATTATGGGCAGTTAGTAGAAACGTATTATAAGGCTGGCAGTAGCATTGAGTCAGCCAAGTCTAGGGCAATGGCTGCTTTGCAAGCTAACTGGACTCAATCAGAGTTTGG